AACGGTCCCCGCCGGCGCCGTAGGGTCCGGCGCCTCCTCGAGCTCGGGCTCGACGATCTCCTCGAAGTCGGCCGGCCCCATGTCGAGGACCTCGTCCCAGTCGACCATGAAGCCCGCGTTGCGCAGCGTCAGGAACTGGATCACCGCGGTGGCAGGCCCCAGCACCGTCTTCTCGCCGGCGAAGAACTCGTTGATCGCCGGCATCGTCAACCCCGACTGCGTCTGCAGCTCCCACAGATCCCGGTTGCGGGCGTCGTCCGGCGTGATCATCCGCAGCGTCTTACCGACCCACGGGCGGCCCTGCGGGCCCTTGAACAGCAGTCGAGACATCAGGCTCCCTCGTACCTCTTGGCTTCGATGAGGGCCAGGCCCTCGGCGATCGCGTCCATCAGGTCCTTGCGCAGCTGGCTGGCCGTACCCCACGCGCCGCGGCTGAAGTAGTTGTCCGCCGGCTGCTCGATCCACACCTCGCGATCACCGAACACCGGGTGGCGCCACGAGTGCTTGCGGTTGAGCGCCTTGCGCAGCTCACCCTTGGAGGAGGTCAGCCGCACCGTGGTGCGGTACTGGTTGGCCTGCACCCGGAACTTCAGCCCCGACTCGATGTCGCGGCGGGCCCGCCCGTCCAGCCGCGAGCGCGCCGCCTCCCGGTTGACGGTGTCCAGGACCAGGTGATGACGCTTGCGGCCGGCCGCGTCGGTGCCGGCGTGGTACGTCTTGCCGACCGTCACGCCGCCCTTGTACTCGTCGAGGATCTCCGTCATCGCGGCGATCGCCACGTCCCCGGAGCGGCGCATCTTGCGCCGCACCGCGGTGGCCATCCTCGGATTGACCTGCTTGAGGTCGGCGAAGAAGCCGCGCAGGTCCTCCTTGATGTCGAAGCCGAGCACCAGCGCCTGGGGCGACGAGCTCGTGGCCACCCTCAGACCACCGTGTCGAGCGAGCGGTACACCGCCTGGATCGGCTCGGCGCCGCCGACCGGGTCCAGACCGGTGAACGAGTGCGACACCGTGATGACGTCGCCCTTGTTGCCCTTGGGCAGGTCGCCGTCGAGCTTGATCGCCGGGATCGCGAACTGCAGGAGCGGCTTCTGCCCGGTCACCATGTCCGCCAGGCCGGCGAACTCGACGAGCAGCGCGAGCGAGCCCTGCGCCATGTAGGCGTCGACGAGGTCACGCAGCGTGTACTCCAGGACGAAAGATCCGCTGATCACACCGTCCGACGCGCCCTTGGCCGCCGGCGGGCGGGACCGCTTGCCGGCACCGCCGAGGTTGTACCCGTCGGAGTCGACGTCGTTCTTCAGCTTCAGCGTCAGAGACTGGATCGACGCCGCGATCGGCGTGGTCATCGACGCCTTGGTCGTGGTGGTCGCCGCGGTCAGGGTGCCGCCCACCGACAGGTTCGCGCCGACGAACGTGAGCAGCTCCTGGCTGGCCGGGAACGACGCGGTGGCCAGCGCGGTGGCCGTGCTCACGTCGCCACGGCCGACCCAGCTGGTCTTGATGTTCGCGATGTCGCCCGACTTGGCCGTGACCTCCAGGTCGGTGCACACACACCCCGGGAACGTGAACGCGTCCACCGTCGACCCGAGCCGGGGCACGCCCTGCTGAATCGTGTACGAGTTCAGGAAGTCGGCCTGCTTGAGGGTGTGGACCTGCTGGTAGACCGTCGTGGCGCCGTCCTGGTTGACCGTCACCGCACCGAAGAACGCGTTGAGCAGCATGCCCAGGTTGCGGCTCGAGGCGTCGACCTCGATGTCACCGGTCACCTCGTACTTCGTCGGGACAGCGCGGTCCGCGCGGGCGACCCGGCGACCCGGACGGTAGCCGCGGCCCTGAGTGCGGGAGATCTTCTGGCCCAGGGACGAGTCGGCCTCGTAGAAGCGGGAGGTCGTCACGGCGGTGCCGTACGACGACTCGAGCCCCAGACCCACCTGGAAGTCGGACTGCAGCGTCATGACGATGCTCCTTCAGCTCGATCAGACCGTGGGCGTCGGCGGGTCGGCCGGCGCCTTGCTCTTCGTCTTCGTGCGGGCCACCACGGGCGCCCACACGCTGTCCTGGCCGGCCATGCCATCGGCCAGCGGTCCGTCGACGTCGAGCACCTGGCCGGCCGGCACGATCACGCCAGCGGCCGGGACCTCGAGGTCGACGCCGGAGATGTTGCGGAACTTCACGGCATCCTCCTCACGCGTTGCGGACGATCACCCGGGCGGTGAACGTCGCCTGGATCTCGGTGACCATGCCATCACCCGAACTGGTCTCGTCGGTCGAGGTGGCCGTGCGCGACTCAGCCATGCGGCACCAGACCACCGCGCCGTCCAGCGTCGGGCTCGTCACGTTCACGTAGGTCTCGACCGCGGCCATCAACGCCAACGCGCGCCCGCGCGTCACCGACTGGTCGTCCGTGATGCGCTCGACGTCGAACGTCGCCTGCAACGTCAGCTCGTGGTGGGTACGCAGAGTCGACGTCGCCGGGCCCTCGACGGTCGCGGACGCGACGAACTCGACCGTCACCTGGTCGGGCGCCATCTGCGGGAAGTAGTAGCCGGGCACGACCTTCACCAGGTCCGCGTCGACGACGTTCGCCAGCGCCGCCTGGCAGGCGGTGAGGAGCGCGGCCACCACGGTGGAGGCCGCGTCAGCGACGGTCGGGTAGGTGCCGGGGCCGCCGGCAGGGGCTGGGCTCATGCGAACCCGCCCCTGTCGGCGGCACGCCGGCCGATGAGCTCGACGACCGCGTTCGGCAGCGCGAAGCCCTGCGGGACGTCCGAGGTCGTCGCCCCGGTGCGCCGATCGCTGATCTTGCGCTGACGAGCCAGGAACGCGGCCAACGTGATCGCCGCCTCCTCGATGTTCGCGGCCGCCGTCGGGGGAGCGGTCCACGACACCGCCAGCAGACCGGGCGGGATCGGGCCGACGATGCTCGCCGGCGGGTCGAACGTGTACCCGACGGCCAGGCCGTCGACGGTGACCGACTGGATCGAGGCCACGTTCTGCGGCAGCACCACCTCGAGGCGCTCACGCCACGACCGGGAGTACCAGAACTGGCCCGTCTGGCCGCGGCACAGGCCGACCTCGTCCTCGATGCGGGTCATCGCCACCTCCGCCCAGCGGTCGGCCTCGGCGTCGGAGACCACCGCGGCGGTGACGCCCTTGAGCGCCTCGCGGATGTCAGCCGCGGTGATCGGCCACGCCACGAGGCTCAGGCCCGCTCAGGCGTCGCCGGCGGGGTGCTGCCGTCGGCCGTGGCCGGCGGGGTGGGAGCCGCGGGCGGTGTGGGCGGGGTGGTGGCCTCGGCGACCTTGGAGCGAGCGGAGCCCTTGCGGCCCTTCGGCTCGGTCTTCGGGTCGTCGGTGCCGAGCGAGCGGAGGTACGCCGCCAGGCGGGGGTCCGCCTGCTCGTAGTTCGCGGCCGCGGTCTCGTGGTCCCAGCCGCGGTCCTTGATGAGCTGCTCGTAGTTCTTCTTGATGTCGTCCGGGATGTCGTCGAACGCCATGGTCGTGCTCCTTTGCCGTCAAGGGGGTCTGGTCGTGCTGGGGTGCGGTGGCCCCAGGCGTGTGCCTGGGGCCACCGCGTCGGTGCGTCAGAACGTCGGCGCGACGAGGCCGAAGCCGGCCGAACCGGCGTTGCCGCCGATGACCGCGGTTGCGAGCGGGTACCGGCCGGCGGTGAACGCGATGTAGGAGTACGAGAGCAGGAGGACCGACATCGTGTCGGCGCCGTTGGCCTCGAACTTCAGCTGCCGGGGCATGCCGTCGCCCTCCTCCCAGAGGAGCCAGTCGGCGCGCCGCCCGACGATCACCTGGTCCTCGGGGCCGGTCCCGACGGCCGTGGGCACCGACGCGTCGGTGATCCACGGCAGGCCCTGGATCTCGCCGGCCGCGGCCGTCGACGGCGGGTCGAGCGGACCGTCCCAGACCCCGAGCGCGTTGAGCGGGCCGCACGCGCGCGGCACGACCAGCGGCCGGTTCGTCGAGTCCATCTGCGAGGTGAGCCAGCCCCACCGACGCACGTGCGCGATCACCGTGTCGGGCGCGAGGTACCGCCCGCCGCCGACCGCGGCGATCGCGCCGGCCAGCTTCGAGTACAGCGTCGGGATGGAGACAGCGGCCGTGAAAGCTGACATCTGGGTGATGCCGGCGGTGTTGAGCAGGCCGAGCACCTGTCCCGCGGAGCCGGTACCGGAGAGGACCTGGCCGTCGACTGCGACGCCGTGGGCGCCGGCGATGTCGGTGAAGACCAGGGTGTCGACGTCGACGCCGCCGCGCTCGAGGGTCTGGCGGGAGAGCTTCGCCGACCCCGCGACGGTTCCCACCGGGATCGTCAGGTCCGTCCAGGCCCCGTCCGTCTGCGACGGCGCGGTGTTCTGGCTGGCCTGCACGCCCGCCGTCGCACCGGTCGTGCCGCGCGGGACGGTGAGGGTCATGCCCTGCTCGGGCAGGGGCAGGTGGACCGCGACGTTGGCCGTCGGGCGCCCGGCGCGGGCGATCGGGGCCGCCAGTTCGAGCAGGTACTGCGGCGGCACCAGCGAGCCGACCGAGGAGGTCGTCATCGCACGGATCTGCTGGGGGCCGCCGGCGAGCTCCAGGCCCTCATACTCCCCGCCGCGCGACTGGATGCGGTTCTCGCCGTGCACCTCGACCTCGCGCTGGTGACGCGCCAGGCGGTCACGGGACTGCGAGTCGCCCCGGCCCGTCTGGTCGCGGTACAGGTCGGAGAAGAAGGACGTACCGCTCTTGGCCGTGTGCGCGGTGTAGACGCGCGGCTCGGTCTCGACGCGGGCGACCTGGTCGTACTTCGGCGGCTTGGCGCCCGGGGTGCGCTCGGACTGCAAGCGCTGTGCCGCCTGGTCGGCGGCGAGCTCGGTCTCGAGGCTGACGACCCGGTCGTTGAGCGCCGAGATCTCGCCGTCGAGCGCCGTCTTCGCGGTGCGCAGCTGCTCGGCCTTGGCCTCGTCGGCGGGGTCGACCGCGTCCTTCGCGCGGATCGCTGCGAGCTCGTCGGTCATGTTCGCGCGGTTCTCCAGCTTGGCGGCCACCTGGCCGCGCAGCTGGGCGATGAGCTGCTCCAGCGTCATCGTCGTGCTCCCTTCATGGTTGGTGAGGTGGTCGCCCTCCAGCCAGAGGCAAGAGCCGCCCAGGGCAGAGCCGCGGGTGGGCGATGCGCGAAGCACGAGGGGCAGCACCGCGCCCTCAGGCGCGGCAGTCGGTGGAGGCGAGCGGGGGTTGTCAGGCGCTGATCCAGCGCCCGTCGCGCCAGAAGCCGTGCGTGCCGCACGATCCGCAGAGGATCGACGGCGAGACCGTCAGAGGATCGGTGGACTCGACGCGCCAGCCGCGGTCGTCGTTCAGCGGAAGCAGCACGTCCGGGTGCCACAACGACGGCTCGCGTCCGGCGATGCCGGCCGAGGCGAGGTCAAGGAAGTTGCACTCGTGCGACCACAGGATGTGGCGGCCATCGTCGTCGAGACGGACCGCCGGGGTGCGCGTCATCGGGCCCGGTACGGCTGCAGGTCGGCCAGGTCGACAACCTGGCGGCCGGACTTCGCAGCGCGCAGGCCGGAGCCAGCGGTGGCGGGGTTGGCGCCGTAGCCGACGATCGCGACGTCGCCGCGGTGGATGTCGACGGACTCGATGTGGAACTCCATCCAGTCCGGCGACCAGGCGCCCGAGTTGATGACGAAGCGGAACGACATCTCGTCGACCAGGCCGGACCGCAGCTTCGGGACGATGTACGCCACGTCAGCGTCCGTGGGGTCCAGCTCGGGGGCCAGCACGTGCAGGCCCGTCTTCGGCCCGGTGAGAACCTCGTCGAGGCTCAGGGATCCGTTGGTGGTGCGAGCGATGCGCCGCAGCGAGTCGTGAGCCAGAACCAGGGGAACGTCGAGGTCCGGCTGAGCCAGGGTCGCGGCGAACGCGCCGGGCACGACCTGCTCGGTGTAGGGACCGAAGAAGTCCCACATCTCGTACCCGACACCGGTGACCGACGCGAACCCCTCGAAGGTCAGCAGGCCCGTGTCCGGCTGGTCGCGCAGCTCGACGCCCAGCATGCGTGCCGTGACACGCGACGAGGCGTGCGGATCGGCAGCGCACCGGCGCTGGGTGGGCCGGTCCGCCGCCCGCTTCATCGCCTCGGCACGGGCCTGTGCGGCCTCACGAATCGTGGTCACTGGATGCCTCCCGTCGTCTTCGGCTGCTGCTTGGCTGGTTCGCCGATGATCTGCAGCGTCTTCATCTCGTCGATCTGCTCAGGGGTGAAGGGCGGCAGGTTGTTCAGCGCCCGCTCCTCGGAGGGAGCCAGCACCTTGCCGGCCACCCGGCTGAGCAGGATCTGCTCACGTTGCTGGGGATCCATTCGCAGCAGGGCGTCGGAGTTGAGCTTCACGAACCGCGGCCTGGGCAGCCACTGCGACAGCGCGGTCTCTCGGCGCACGATCGGGGCGTTGAGGTTGATCACCATCAGCTGCAGGTTGCGCTGGGTGACGTTCGCGTAGGTGACGGACGACCCGTCGACCGGGACGTCCACCATGTCGCCGGGCACGCCGATGTAGCGGCAGACGTCGGACGCCGCGCCCTTCTGCTGGTCCAGGAACGCCGCCTCAGAGGCCTTCGCGCCGAACGAGTTGTAGGTCCAGTCCTTGCCGTGAACGAACGGCTCACCGGACTGCACCGCGGTCATGAAGCGCCGCTTGTGGGTCTCTGCCTGGACGGCGTCCAGCTCGCCCTTGTTCCACACCAGCTCGCCCGACGGCACCGCTGACCCCTGGAACCATGCGATCGCGAACGCCTGCGCCGACAAGGAAGCCTGCAGCGACCAGGCCGCTGCGGCCAAGGGCGACAGCCCGATCGGCGAGCCGGCGGGCACGTACGCCCGCTCGTGCCACACCTCGATCGTCGTGTAGTCGGAACGGCCCAGCCGGTAGCCGACGACCTTGCTGCCCTTGGTGTGGATCGCCGCGTCCTCGAACGGCACCGGGTCGACGACCGCCGGCAGACCGAACGCATCGCGAGCGACGATCAGTCCCAGGCAGTTGCCGAACCGGTCGAGGTCCATCTGCGTGGAGGAGATCCACTGTCCGATGCCCATCGGCTGACCGGCCCCGTACGAGGAGGGCTGCACCATCGACATCGGACTCGGGACGTCGACGTCGATGTTCTCGCCCGCGATGCGGCGGTACGTGTCGACTGGCAGCATCCCGATCAGCTCAGACCGCAGCCGTAGCGCCGCCCAGTACGCCGAGTTGCGCATCGCCGACGTCGATGTGACCGGAGCCCCCAGGCGCGAAGCACGCGAGCGAGCCAGCCACTCCTGCGGGGTGCCGTACGCCACCTGGTCGCGACGGAGAAGGCTCACCGCCCGCCTCCTCTCGTGTTGCGACGCTCGACGCGGCTCAGCACCACCGAGACCAGCAGCAGTCCCGCGCCCGCTACGGCCAAGCCGGCCGCCGGATGCCACGCCCAGGCCCAGACCGCGAGCGCGGCGACGAGCAGCAGCAGGCCGAGCAGGTCGAGCACGTCGGTGATCGCGGCAACCACGAGGCCTCCTCACAAGGTCGACCCGTCCGGGTCGTAGTCGTCGCCGAGCTGGCGGGCCAGCACGTAGCGGGGCAGGAGCACCGCGTACAGGGCGGTGATGTCCTGCAGGGAGCGGCCGCGGCTGAACACCCAGCGGTCGGCCACGCGGTGCTTGACGGCCGAGAACAGGGCCGCGTTCAGTACGGGGTCGCCGCCGTGCGCCAGGAGCTTGGTCAGCGCGTCGTCGTAGAACGCGCCGCACGCGTCGGCCTTCTCGCCGGTGTTGAGTCGCACGACGTCGAAGTCCTCGTCCTTCAGGTCCTGCTCGAACGCGCCCGCCCCGCCGCTGCCGTCGAGGGCGACGACGTTGCCGCCGAACTGGGCACGCAGCTGCACGAGGCGACGCACCGGCCAGTGGGTACCCTGCTCGTGGTCGAGGACCTCGAGGTACGCGCGGCGTCCGGGGTGGCGGGCCGCCATGCCGACGGCCGACCAGTCGCGGTCGGGGGAGACGTCCACGCCCCAGACCGGCTCGCCCCGCCAGTCGATCTCGTCCTCGTCGAGCTTGTCATCGGCCCACGCCAGCCGAGGGATCACCGGGTCAGGCACCTTCGCCGCCGGCCACCAGCCGAGGTAGCCGCGGTCGAACTCCTCCGGGTTGGCGGCGAAGCCCTCCAGCGCACCCTGGAACTTCGCCTCGGTCGTCAGGTATCCCAGGCCCGGGTGGTACGTCCACCAGGTGTTGGGGTCCTCACGGTCGGCGTCGCGTGGTGCGGCGTAGTGAATCAGGGCCGTGCGCGACGTGCGCTCGTGCATCGGCCTGGACTGCTCGAGCTCGAGCCGGGCGATCGCGGTGTCGAGCTTGTCCCGCAGGTACGTCGACGACGCGTCGCCGGCGGCCGACATGACGCCGAGCTGGGAGGCGGCGACGTTGTTCATCGCCGGTCGCGCGGATTGTTCGAGGCGGGCGTCCGAGTGGGCGAAGGCCTCGTCGATCGCCGCCTCGTGCAGCTTCGGACCGTGGCCCGAGGTGGCCTTCACGGAGTCGATCCACCAGCCGGCGCCGTTGGCGAACGCGATGTGCTCCTGGCCGCCCTTGCCCGACAGGCCCGGCTTCTTCGACCGCTTGCCGACGTTGAAGTCCAGGAACGAGCGGAGCGGGCTGGCACTGATCGGGAACCACATGTCCGTCTCGAGGCGCATCAGCGCCATCGTGCGGTTCTGCGCCGTGTAGCGGACCGTCGCCCGCGGGGTGAACAGGCAGCGGTCGGTGAGCTTCGCGCGGACCAGCGTCGTCTTGCCGATCTGCCGCTCGCCAACGATCAGGTACTCCTGGTACCAGGGGTCGCCCGTGTGCGGGTCGATCTCACCGATGATGTCGGCGGCGTCGCGCTGCCAGGGGATGAACGGCTCACCCATGCGAGCCGACACCGCAGCGATGCGGCCGCCGGTCGTGTCCCGGGTTGGGTTGCGTTCGGTGGAGTGCAGGGGAACGGCCTCAGGCCTGCCGCCCGCTCTCACTGCCGCGTCCCTCCTGCTCGATCGCCGCGAGTATCGCCTCAGCCTCGGCCGCGACACCGTCCGCCTCGCCGTGGTGGCCGGCGCCGGCGCCCGCGTCGTCCAGCCCCTTGAACCCGAGCAGGGCGATGCGCTGCAGCAGCTCGAACTGACGCAGCTGCAGCGGCGAGACCAAGTCGAGACGGTCGATCGTGGCGGCCTGGTCGAGGATCCGGGCGTTCAGCCGGGCCATCCCGATGTACGTGTGTCGGAACGCAACCTTGTCGTCCGGCTCCCGCAGGTCGTCCAGCAGCGCCGCCTCGAGCACTCCGTTCGGCGCGCTCATGTTCAGGCCCGCGGGCGTGACGACCGGCTCGGTCGGAGGCGTCGTGACGACGAGCGGCTCGCTGTCGGCGTTCGCCGCGGCCGCCGCGGCGGCGCGGCGACGCGCCCGCCAGTCCCGCACGTAGTCCGCGTGCGCGCCGCGGCACACCCCGCACTTGCAGCCCTGCCGGTAGCCCGAGGCGCCGTGGTTGGAGATCTCGCGCGCCATCACGCACCCCCGTTCTTCACCCGCAAATCGCTTTGGACCGTCCGAACGGACGCCGCCGCGACCATTCCCCGCGTCCGGCGTGTGAGACATCGCCGCAGGTCACACGCGTGTGAGGCCCCACGCCGGGCAATCAAGTGGGGGGAGAAAAAAAGGTCGATGGGGCGGTCGCCCACAATGGCGCGAACTGAAAAATCCGCGCGTCACGACAGGTCGAGGGGCGGCCAGTCGCGTGACCGGGGCCGGCCCGCAAGGCCTCGACCAGCACCTGGGCGACCGATCGACGCGTTGCACCCGAAGTGCGCCGGCACCAGGTTCCGCGGGTCGGTCGGGTGGCCGCCGTCGAGAGGCGAGACCAGGTGGTGCAGGCTCGGACCCCACGGGTGGTTGTGCCGCAGGCCGAAGAGGATCAGTCCGTCCGTCTCGCGCAGGTACCGGCACGGGGTCGCCTGGCAGACCGAGCCCGGCGGGCAGAGCTGCTGGACTAGGCGCCGCCACGTGCGACCCTGACGACCGCGACGCGGATCCCACTCGCTGAGCACCACGCACCCCCCGAAGGCTGGCGGGACCTCCGACCGCTAGAGGCTCGACCCGGCGACCCCTCGCCGCCCGCCAGCTGCACCCGGCCACGCCGAGGCGGTCCTGCACCCCGGGGCATGCCCAACCCCGGGAAGCACGAAGGCCCCAGCCGAACCGGCTGAGGCCTCGTGGGCATGACGAACCCACCGAGGTGCACACTAGCGCGCGACCGGCTCCTGCTCGTTGGACCCGGCGGCCGAAGCGGCGTGTCGCGTGTCGCTGGCCACGGCGGCGAGGTCGGCCTCGCTGCCCTCCCATGCGCCGCCGCAGTCCAGGCACGCCATCGTCAGCGGCTCCGGCACCACACGCAGCCCGCCGACCTTTCCGCAGGCCGGGCAGGGCACATGCGGCCGCAGCGGCGCGTCGTCCCACGTCGTCGTCACCCGGGCATGCACCCACCAGCGCTCCACCGTCCGGTCGACGCTGTGCAGCCACGCCCGGTCCAGGTCAGGGACGAAGCCCCGGATGATCCGCACCGCGTCGATGAGCCGGCGCGGGTGAGCCACCAGCTGCACACCATCGATCGCCGCCTGCACCCGCAGGGCCACCAGCTGCGCCGCCAACGGCCGCGCCTCCCGGTCGATCATCAGCAGCGTGTCAGCCGCCACGAGTGAACCCGGCGGACGAGACCCGCCCGACGACGACGAGCGGCCAGCCGTCGACGACGGGTTGCCCCGCGCCAGCTGACCCAGCAGCCCGGGCATCCGCACCTCGACATCCTCGGGCACCAGGGCATCAGTCCCCACCCGATGCACCCACCGCCGGGTACGCACCGTGCGAGGCTCGAGCAGCTCGTCCAGGCGATCGACCAGCCGGGTGCGGATGTCCTCGATCGTCAAGGCTGGGGCGCTCATCGTCCACTCCCACGACGACCACGACGCCGAGAGCGACCCAGCCCGTCACTACCCAGCCCGTCACTACCCAGCCCGTCACTACCCGAGTCCGACCCGACCCGACCCGACCCGGCGAGTTCGAACTCGTCGGAGGGCGAGTCGTGAACGACACGCGACGACTCACCTGGCGGTGCGCCGGCCAGCGGATCGGTGGCGGGAGCGGTAGCCGCGCCGCCCGGTCGCACTGGAGACGCGCCGTGCGGCTGCGTGGTCCGTGCGGTGTCGGGGTCGCTGGCTCGCTCGACCGTCTTGCGAGGCCGGCCGATGTTCTGCTCGACGACGACGCCCGCGTTCTCGAACAGGTACTTCACCGTCGCCGACCCGTACAGCGGCTTGACCGGCGGCGGGAAGACGGCATGCTCGGCCTCCCACTTGCCGGAGCGGTCGTCGTTGCGGGCGTGGTTGCACTCCCAGCAGGCGATCACCGCGGTGTCGACCGTGGCCGCCTCGCCGGGCACCAGGTGGTCGACCGTGGCCGACCGGTTGTTCGACGGCCCCGACCACACCACGACGATGCGGCACCACCGGCACTGGTCGCCGTCGCGCTGACGGATCGGGACCATCAGGCGCGGGTCGCGGGTGTCGTTGCGCTGCCGGTTGTTCCACTCCATCTCCGCCACCGTGCGGATGTGGATGAAGTCGTCCTTCTCCACGAGCCGCCAGGCGAGCAGCCCGTTGACCCGGGTGCGCTCGAGGAGCTTGACCCGCTCGGCGAGTTTGACGAGCTCGGACCACCTCGCGCCGCCGATCATCTGCACCGTGCCGATGTCGATCACGTAGTCCGTGGTGTGTGCGGCGACCTGCCAGGCGCAGCGGAACACGAACCCGGCCACCTCGTTGACCGTGCGCTCGTCGGCGCCCTTGACGCCGGCGACGGACAGCAGCGGGGGGTAGGTCGCGGCGTTGTCGCCGACGCGGGCCCAAGGCACGGGCGAGATCTCCTTCGTTCGGTTCTGAGCGGGGTGAGCCGCGAGCGCGGCGGGGATCGGGCTGGGTTCATGTCAGCCGTCGCATCTGCCGGCGCAGGTCGGCCTCCTGCTCGCGCTGGGCGCGCAGCCGCTCGAGGTAGACGCGGGCGCGGCGCTCGGCCTCGTCGAACGGGTCGATGCCGGCACGGTTGAGGGCCTTCAGCTCGCGGCGCGTCGGCCGCCAGGTGTGGGAGCCGCTCGGGTAGTGCGACGAGCCCTCACGACCGCCGCCAGGGGCCAGCAGCCGGACGAACGGCACGATGTCGAACGACCCATCCGCGTTGGGCTGGACCTCGACGTAGACGTCCAGGTCGTCGTCGATCGCCGCCCGGCGCACGTTGCGCGTCATCGGATCTCCCCGGCGGGTGCTGCGGCCTTCTGCTCGCGCGCCTGTCGGCACTCCTGGCAGAGCAGGTCGTCGTCGACGAGCTTCCACAGCGGGTCGTTGTCGTCGTCCTCGAGGCCGAGCCAGGAGTCGATGTCCTCCCGGGCGTCGTTGACCGTCGTGTGGTGCGTCGTGTACTCGTCGTCGTGGAAGCCCTCGCCGCAGCCGGAGCAGACGACCTTGATGCACGGCTGCCGCTCGACGAGCTGGGCCCAGGACGGCAGCGTCGGCGGGAGCGGTACGCGGGCGGTGAGGATCGCCTGGAAGTCATCAGCCAGCGTGTCGCCGTGGCGCTGGTCGTGGACCAGCAGCGCCGCCATCACACGCTGCATCCGACGCTCGTCGAGGGTCTGGCCATCGCCCGGGATCGCCAGGTGCGGGACCTCGCTCATCGGACCGGCCGCTCGTGCGTGCTGACCGACACCCGGACGAGCTCGCCGTTGTCGACGCTGACGCGCAGGGTGGACAGGTCGATGTCCGTGGTCCCGGGCGGGAACCGGGAGGCGAGCTGCTCGAGCCGGTCGCCGAGCTTGGCCAGCGCGATGGGCTTGCCGTTCTCGTTGCCAGGGATCAGGAACGAGTCGCTGACGATGGTCTTGGTGGTCAGGGCGGTCATCGGGCGGTCCTCTCGGTCATCAGCTCGTGCACGACGAACCAGGTGTCGTCGTCGTGCGGGGTCTTCACGCCGGCGGCCTTGACCACCTCGGCGCGGTGGCCACCGGCCGGCAGCAGGTCCTCGTCGGCCAGGCCCAGGGCGATCGCCGCGTCCACGAGCGCGCGCGCCTTGCGTCGACGCGAGGCCTCGGCCTTCGGCGTGTGCGCGAAGTCCGGCACCAGGGCGTCGATGTGCGTCTGCCAGGCGTCGAGCGTCGCTGCGGCGACCCACGCCGGGTCGCCATGGCGCGCGCCGGGCTCGCACCATCCGCAGGCGCATGCCGCCTGCAGCTCGCCGGCGCGCGCGGTGTCGCGCGGCACGTACTCGTGGCCGGCCGGCGCGACGTCGACGTCAGCCACCGAAGGCCTCGATGTCCGCGAGCCAGGCGAGCAGCTCGGGCTCGGAGACGGTCAGGTGGTCGACCATGCCGTACATGAGCTCGGGAGTGACGTGGTGGTCGAGGAGGACCGCGGTGCGCTTGCCGGCGCCGACCGCCCAACCGAGCTCGAGGTGAGCCGAGCGACCGCAGGGTGTGACCAGGACGCAGGCGTCGGCCCAGTGCATCGCCGCGAAGTCGGATCCGAAGGCCGCGTGCGCGCGTGGGTGGTCCATCGCGTCGAGGAAGTCCAGCGTCGGCACCGTGTCGTGTCCACCGAGCGTCTGCCGGTCGGTCGCCAAGCCGACCTCGTGCCAGGCAAAGCCCGTCGCGCCCGGCGGGTTGCGGAAGTCGTAGGCCTCGTGCCCGGCCCGCGTCAGCATGTCGACGACCTGCGGTTGTCGGGCGTTGCGCCAGCTCGACGCCACGTAGATCTTCATCAGCGGGCCTCGGGGCAGATGTGTCGGGCTGGGCGAAGCCGCTGAGGCAGGCGGTTGCGGCCGCCCTCGCCGGGCTGTGGGTGGGCGCGCCAGCCGCCGCAGCCGGGGCAGCGGTCGATCGCGGTGTCGCGGTCGGCCAGGGCCTGGCGGTGCTGCTCTTCGGCGTGGGTGCGGGCGAGGTCGGCGCGCCGGTAGATGCCCTCACGTGGGTGCGGCAGCGCCTGCAGGCCGAACGGGGCGATCACGACTCCTCATCCCCGTCGCCGCCGTCGTCGGGCTCGTCGTTGACGCCGGGCTCACGGAACAGTCCCTTGTCGGCGGGCACGCGCACGACGCCGGACCCGTCGATCTCCTGCGCGTTCCAGGGGCCGTCGATGACCTCGCCCGTGCCCTTGGTGACGGTCAGGCCGTCGATCTCCAGCTCGTGCTGACCCGAGTGCGCCGACCGGGCGGCGCGCATCAGCTTGTCGGCGACCGTGATGTCACCGGGCAGGACCGGCTCGATCGAGACGACGTGCAGCGTGGCCTCGACCTCGCCCGACTCGATCGCGGTCGTCAGCTTCGACACCCCGACCCACATGAGGACCAGGTGCTCGTCCTCTGGCTGGTTGATCAGCTGGCGCTCGATCGCGTGCATCCCGTTCAGCGCCGCATCCTTGGGCAGCGCACCCGACAGCTTCGTCACGGCTGCACCGCCTGGCAGCCGCATGACGACGTGTGCAGGTCACCGTGCTTGCCGTTCGGACCGAGGGGGCGCAGCACGTCCAGGGCGTCGATGAGCACCCCGAGCCGCGCCACGTGCTCGGGCCGACGCTCGGTGTATGGGCTTGCCGCGATCGCGGACTGCGCGGCACTCAGCGTCTCGCGGAGCATCTTCGGGCCGTCCGGGATCGGGAGGCTCGGCGTGGGACCCGCGAGCGCGGCGTCGAGCTCGGTGAGCTGGCGCTCGACCCAGGCGACGTCGTCGTCCGCGGAGTCGGCGACGGAGTGCCGCTCGGCGGCGATGCGGACCAGGCGGGGCAGGTCGCCGGCGAGGTGCCTGCGGCGCTCCTCGAGGGCGATCTGCACGGCCGTGGTGTCGGTCGTGTCGGTGGTGGTGGTCACAGCAGGGTCTCCTTCGGTGCGGTGGTGGCGGGCAGGTACAGGGCGGCGTAGGCCTCGAGGCGGGCCATGCCCTTGGCGGCGCCGGCGAGGCCTGCTGCGGCGTCCATGAGGCCTGCCACGACGTCGTGGATCGCGCGGCGCACGTCGTCGGGCAGGAGAGCGGTCAGCTCGGTCCTCGGGGCCGGGGCGGTGGTCGACACCGGGGCGGCGTCGGCGGGCGGCAGCGGCTCGACGGCTGCCGGCTCGACCGGCGCGGGATCCTGGGTGGGGGCGTCGGGTTCGTCGGGTGCCGGGGTGGACAGCGGTGCCGGCACGCTGGGTGCGGGATCGCGACGTGCGGGGCTGCGTGGGCGGTCGGGCTGGGCAGCGGACACGCCGTGGTCGCGCAGGATCTGTCCGATGCGGGACTCGCCCACACCGAACCGCTGCGCCAGGTCCCTCGTCGAGGGGTGCTCCGGGCCGGTGAACGCGGCGACGATCTGCTCGTCACGGCCCGGCACCAGGACGTAGCCGCCACGAGCCCGCAGCTGCACGCCGGCGTCGACGAGCCAGCCGCGCACCGTCCCAGCGCTGCGGTGCGTGCGGGCTGCGATCTCGGCCATGGAGTCGCCGGCGACGTAGGCGGTGACCGCCGCCAGCCGGTCGCGCGAGTCGGGGTTCGGAGCAGCCGGGCGGGAGGCTGGCGGCGCCGGCTTGGGGACGACCACCGCCGGGGCCGACGCCGGCGGCGCGGGGACGGATGCTGGCGCCGCCTGGGACGGGGTGCGGTGGTGGCCCTTGGGTGACAGCTGCACACCCTGCTGGTGCAGGATCCGGCGCACCATCTCATGGCTCAGGTCGAACCGGTGGCCGAGCTCCTGGATGCTCGGCTGGTCGTCCGCCTCGTAGGCCGCGACGATCTGCTCGTCACGCGTCGCCCGCCGCTCGGCCACGGTCGGGTCGTGCTCCGGGTCGTACGCCGAGGCCTCCGAGACGACCTGCCCGCGCGGCAGACCTGCCTCCATCCGGCGACGCTCGGCACCCTTGCGGGCCATCCGCTCGCGCCACTCCTCACGCGACTCGGCTCGCAGGGGCGGGGCGACGCGCAGCCGCGCCGGGTCCTGCTCACCCGCGTACGCGGCCGCATGCGCCGACGCACCGATCGTCTTGGGCACCGGACTCAGTCCTCGTCGCCCTCGTCGTCGTCGACGTCGTCGGCCGCGTCGTAGAAGCCCTCGTCGTCGACGTCGGCCTCGTCGGCCTCGTCGGCCGGCCGCTCGGTGAGGGCATCGACCTCCTCGCTGCACGGGGCGTAGCCGAGCTGCTGCAGCAGCTCGTAGTAGGCGCCGACGCGGGCGGTCGGATAGTTATCCGAGCAGAGTCCGTCCTCCTCGCCCAGCACGGCGAGCGCGAGCAGGGCGTGCCCGGTGTCCAGGGCGGCGATCGCCGCGGCGACCACGGCGTCATCCTCGTCGTCGCTGGTGGCGTTGCCGAAGGGCTCGATGCCGAGCCACGCCAGCAGCTTCTTGTCGACGCCGTAGGTGTCGAAGCTGGTCCACACCCACATCAGGTCACGGCGAGCGACGAACCCGGCGAGGATCGCGACCTGCTGTGTCGTGATCGACCGGGCCTTCAGCCCGTCGACGAAGGCTCTGCGCAGCCCGGTGAACCGCTCGTGCCGCTCGGCCTGCGCCGCGACGGCGGCGCGACGCTCGGCCTGCTGGCGCTCCCACTCCGGGTCCACCGCCGGCGTCGCGGGCTGGTCGCCGGCCGAGGGCTCCGACCGGGGCCGGAACAGGTAGACGTTGTCGTCGTACGTGTTGTGGAAGGTGCGGAAGACGCACGTCGCGTCGACGTCGCTCAGGTAGTGCTCGAGCCAGTTGGCCACCTTCTGCGACTGCGAGCCCTGCTGGAGCTCCCACCGGCTGATGTAGCCGACCTGCACCATGCCATCAGGCGCGTAGCCCTGGTACTCACCGTGCTCCCTGAGCGGGATCGGAGTCGCGCCGGCCGCCTGCAGGGCATCCACCACACGGGCCACCGCACGGGCGATCATGACCTTCTTGGTGGCCTTGGCGAGCTCGTTCTCGAAGTCCGCCGAACCCAGCACCTTCGCCAGCTGCTCGACGAGCTCCGGGTCGTCCTCGAAGTCGGACAGTCGATCGGCCTGCGCCAGCGTCGCCTGCCCCGTGTGCAGCTTCTCCCGGGCCTTCTCCGGCAGGCTGCCCAGGCGCAGCCGGCGCCGCACAGTGGACTCGCTGCGTCCGGTCTCACGGGCGATCGCGTCGACGTCGAGACCGAGGTCGAGGAGGCCCTGGTAGCCGTCCGCCTCCTCGATGGGCGAGAGGTCCGCGCGCTGCACGTTCTCGACGAGCATCAGCTCGAGCTGCTGCGCCGGCGTCAACGTCTCGTCGACGATCGCCGGCACCGAGTTCAGGCCGGCGAGCTTCGCGGCCGCGGCGCGGCGGTGGCCGATGACGGTCTGGTAGTGGCCGGACGGCTCGTCGTCGGTGTCGAGGATCGGCACGACGGTCAAGGGCTGACGGATGCCGCTCGAGCGGATCGAGTCCGCGAGCTCGGTCAGGTCCCCGAGGTCCCGACGAGGGTTCTTGGGGTGCGGGAACAGCGTCGTCAGCGAGATCTCGACGAGCCGCGGCAGGACACCCGTCAGCTCGTCGAACGCCGGCGACGGCAGGTTGCGGACGGTGGTCGGGATCTCGATCTCGGCGCGCTTCCCCCGGGCGGCCATCAGCGCTGCCCGGCTTCGCTGTAGGTGTAGTTCGATGCCGGGAACGGCCCCGCCACACCGCCAGGGAGCTCGAGGTACACCGATTCCGCCTCCACGCGCACGACGCGACGTGGATCGAGGTCGTGGTTCTTGTGCCAAGCCATGCGCCCGACCACGGGCAGGGCCGCGGCCTCGTCGTCCTCGGCGTCGGCGTTCTCGATCGCGGCGATCAACAGCGCGGCGGCGCGGGCGAGGTTCGCTCGAGCGAGCGAGCGGTCGGCCAGCCAGTCGGCCTTGTCAGCCGAGCGACGGGCGGCCATCACGAGGCGGCCCAGGTCCTCGCCGTCGGAGTCGCCGGACGCCTGACGAGCCGCCAAGACGTCGAGCAGCGCCGCGGCTGTCGCTTCGCTCGCGTCCGCGAGCGCGACGACGGCGCGGCCTTTGGCGGTGACGTCGATGTTCAGCGTCACGGGGATGGAGTCGGGGGTCTTTGCCATGAGGGGTGCTCCTGGAGTGGTGGTCGGGGTTCGTTCAGTCGGAGTCGGAGTCGGGGTCGTAGTCGTCGTTGGCTCGGCGCATCGCGGCGTCACGCGGTGGGCGGCCGTTTCGCCAGCCGAGGCGCCGCAGGTAGGCCAGGTGCCGCTGGTGGGCCTCCTCACGGGCCTCGGCCTCCGCGGCCGCACGGGCCTGCTCGGTGCGGCAGATCGGGCACCAGAGCTCACCGTCGGGGCGGCGGCCGGCGCGGCCGCCGTGGCGGCACGTGACCGGGGTGAGGAGCTCATCGATGCCGCGCGTCACGGGGACCCACCACCGCGACGCCGCTCGTACCAGGCCTCGAGCCGCCCCAGGGCGACGCAGCCGGCCGCCGCGGCCAGAACCACCAGCCCGGGGGCGATGAGGACGCAGCAGGCGACCTGCTCGGCGCGGCGCCACCCCGGCGTGGCAACGACTTCGCCGGCGACGATCACCGTCGCCGAGACGGCCGTCACCACGGCGAGGGCCAGCAGGATCCGGCCCAGCGCGTCAGCCGAGCGACGCGACGGGCGCGCATGCTGCGGCGTGCCCGCGTGCAGCAGCTCGAGGTCCGCCTCGTCCCGGGCCGTCACGTGTCCCTCGAGATGACCGACGGGCTCGGTCGTGGTCGCCTGGATCAGGGCGAACACGTCGGGAGCAGCGTCGTCGGTCACCGGGCACCGCCCAGGATCCGGGAGCCGATGCGCTCGAGCTCGAGCTGAGCGACGACCAGGACCGGCACCGCCAGCAGACGGCCCCGCGGCGTCGCCAGGTCGAGCGCGAACACTCGACGCGACGCGTCGTCGAGGATCGCCTGCTCGGCGTCGGCACGCATCCGACCGACGTACGACAGCTTGTTCAGCGAGATCATCACGGGGCCTTCCAGTCGATGAGTGGGACTCGCAGGAGAGGGAAAGGGGCCAGCCCGGCGGCAGGGGGTAGCGCACGGGCCGGCCCCGGATCAGGTGGTCTGCGGCGGCCACACCCACACCGAGCGCTCGACGAGGCCTCCGTCGAGCCGCGTGAGCACGTGCACGCCGCCGTCCATGTCGAGAGCCGGCAGGACGCGCACGTCCTCGACGTCGTCGAGCTCCACGCCCCACCAGTCCGCGACCGCGGCGATGAACTCGCCCGTCGCAGCCGCGAGCCGGGAGCGGTCTCCGTCTCCGGTGGCGACCAGAACCCCGGTCGGGGACGGTGCCTCTCCGTCCCCGACCGGGCCAACCGCCGACATGCCCTCAACCGCGCGGCCACAAGGCGCGGGAGAGTCGGCGGGATCTCCTACGGTCGGGACATCAGCCGACGACGTTGGAGCGTCGACGGCACCGACGACCGGCGAGGGACCGACCTCGACCGATCCGACCGAAGGAGAAGAACCATGGGCGTCCTGCACTACGGCCCGACCGAGCTCGACATCGCCGACGCTGACCTCGTCACGCTCCAGTTCGCCGTCTGGAAGGCCTTCGCTCGCGACATCACCTTCCACGTCGAGCTCCGCCGACCCGCGGACACCATCTGGCTGGTGTTCAGCCCCGGCGTGCCGCTGGCCTTCGTCGTGAACAATGTCGAGCCCGTCCACCGGGGCGCCGACCTGGTCGCTCGGTGGGAAGACGAGGCCACCGGCGGCGGCTGCATCACCATCGACGCCTTCCCCGACGACAGCGAGACCACCGCCTGAACGTCGAGCGGGATCCCGCTCCGCCTTCAGCCACTCGCGTCGCGCGTCCGCGAACCGCAGATCGCAGAACCCACCAAGCGGCGGCCCGTACGGGTCCGCCGGATCAGCCGGCGGCGGCAGCTCGGTGCTGCGGTAGCTCCTCGGCAGCCCGAGAACACGATCCCGCTCCAAGGAAGCGCGGCGAGCCGCACGCTCGGCACGGTCCGCGGCATCCGAAGCCCGAAGCATCGCCACCATGGCGAGCGCGCAAAGGAGGCCCGTCACGGCCACCGCAACCCATTCAGCCGCCGGCGTGCTCACGACGCGCTCCGTGCGAGCAGGTGCTCGACGTCCCGCCGCCGGAAGCGGCGATGACCCGTCGGGGTCCGTAACGCCTCGATGCGACCCGCACGCTCCCAACGCTTGAGCGTGTCAGGGTGCACCGCCAGCAACTCGGCAGCCTCGCCGACACTGAGGAGTTCGTCGTGATCCGCAGCATGCTTGGTCCGCATGGGTGCAGAGGTAAGCATGCTGCGAATAGCGGTGTCAATGGGCGAATTCGGCGTGTCGCCGTGTTGCTATCCCTTGCATGGGTTCGCGTGGGGTGGCATGGTGTGGCCATGAGTACGCAGCAGGCAAGCGGCTACGTGATTCCCAGCTGGTCGCTCGGCGACCACTTCCGCAAGGCGCGGCTCCAGGTGGAGATGGGCCAGAAGGAGTTCGCCGAGTCGCTCGGTGTGCCCGCCGGTTCACTCGCCGCCTGGGAGACCGATCGCTCGCGGCCGCGGGATCTCGTGGCGATCGCGAAGCGGATCGAGATGCTCACGCACATCCCCGCGGCGTGGATCCTCGGCCTCGAGGTCCAGACCGGTCCTGGCGATGGTGGGCCCGGCCGGTCTCGAACCGACGACCTCCGCGGTGTAAGCGCGGCGCTCTGA